GAAGAAGCCCATGGACCCGGTATCGGAGAACATGGCGATTCTTGCGGGCAAGCCTGTTAAGGCGTTCCTTTATCAGGACCACGAAGCGCACATCAAAGTACACATGGCTGCAATGCAAGACCCCAAAATCCTTCAGTTGGTTGGGCAGGGTCCGCAAGCTGGGCCTATTCAGGCTGCGGCCATGGCGCATATCAATGAGCATATTGCCTTCCAATACCGGAAGGAGATCGAGAAGCAGCTTGGCGTTGAACTGCCGCCGCCAGAAGAGCCGCTGCCGGAAGACATCGAGGTCGCTCTGTCTCAATTAATGTCCGATGCGGCCCAAAAACTTCTTGCCAAGGATCAGGCTGAAGCCCAGCAGATGCAGGCGCAGCAGCAGGCCCAAGACCCTGTTCTCCAGGCCCAGATGAAGGATCTTCAGATTAAGGAGCAGGAAGTCCAGCGTAAAGCCATAAAGGATCAGGCTGATCTTGCTCTCAGGCAGCAACAGCAGCAGATCGAGCTTGAGAGGATTAATTCTCAGGAGCGTATTGCTGGGGTTAATGCTGGGATTAAGGCCGCTGCTCAGAAGCAGGCTAATGATCAAAAAGGTGATGCGGAGGCGTCAAGGATAAAGCTTGATGCCTTTAAGGTTGGCGTTGATCTCATGAGGAATCGGTAATGGCCGCAGTTACGGACAATATGTTGGAATACTTGCGGTCTAAGATTCGCAATATCATGAATGAACACGCGGATCATATTGCCACGGGATGTGCTGCTGATTGGGCAGACTATAGGTATCAAGTGGGGATTATTGAAGGTTTGGCGAAAGCCGAGAGAGAATTGCTCGATATGGTGGAGAAATTAAAAGAGCATGACTAATCGCCCGCACCGGGCGGTGGGCATCGCGCAGCCAGAATGCGCGTAGAGGACTAAAATGCTTAACGTAGATATTAAGATGCCTGAAGGAGAAGTCCGAGGAGCCAAGCAACTCCCGGAACCCAGGGGCTTTAAGATTCTGATTGCTCTCCCAGAGCTTGAGGAAAAGACTGACGGTGGCATTTATCTCCCAGAACAAGTCCGCAACACGGAAGCCCTCGCTACCGTTGTTGGGTTTGTCTTGAAGATGGGTGATTTGTGCTACCTTGATGAAAAGAAATTCCCGAATGGTCCCTGGTGTAACGAGGGGGATTGGGTGCTTTTCCGGGCCTATAGTGGCACGCGAATCAAGATTCACGGCAAAGAGTTCCGCCTGATCAACGATGACATGGTGGAAGCGGTTGTCGAAGATCCACGGGGGATTTCACGGGTATGAGTGAAGCTCGCAAAACAGACGATCAAGACGAAGGCTTTGAGATTGAAGTCGTGGACGATATGCCCGAAGAGGATCGGGGTCGGCCCATTGCTCCCGAGGTAACGGAAAGTGATGATGACATCACCCTTACCGAGGAAGAAATCTCCAAATACCGCGAGGAGTCCCGGCATAAGGTTCGGGAGCTAGCCTTCAAGGCCCACTCGGAGCGTCGAGCTAAAGAGCTTGCTGCTCGTGAGCGGGATGAGGTTATTCAGTTGGCTAATCGGCTGGCTGAAGAAAACAAAAAATACCGGGAATTGGCCGGTAGCAGTGAGCAATTTGCTGTAAATCAGGCCAAGACGCGGGCTGAATCCGAGATCAATGCCACCAAACGCGCCATGAAAGAGGCGTTTGAGGGCGGCGAAACGGACAAGTTCATTGAACACCAAGAGCGTCTTCAGCGTCTGGTTAATGAGCATGAGCGGTATTCTGCTTACAAGCCGGAGCCGATTCCTGAGCCTCAGCGGTTAGAGCCGCCGAAGCGCCAGGGGCCTGACCCTGAAGCTGTCAAATGGGCCAAGAATAATCCTTGGTTCGAAGGTGGCAGTGAGCTTGAGAAAGAAATGACGGGTTATGCTTATGCGGTCAGCGATGTGCTGATTCGGGAACATAAGATTGACCCTCGTAGCAATAAATACTTTGACGAAATCAACTCTCGTGTGAGAAAACGATTCTCGGAGTATTTCCAAGAACCCAGCGCCGAGGCCCCCGCCCAGGCTAGGGTTGCGAGCGTTGTTGCTCCTGCCGCCAGGACGACAAAGGGAACTCGCTCACTAAAGATGACCTCGACGCAGGAGTCCATTGCTCGTCGTCTGGGTTTAACACGCGAGCAGTACGCTGCTCAGTATTTGAAGGAGTACGGTAATGGCTGACCGCACACCCCGCGACCTCGAAACCCGGGAACACCAAACCCGCGTCCCTTCTTGGAAGCCTCCTTCCATTCTCCCCGACCCGAAGCCACAGGACGGGTATGTGTTCCGCTGGGTTCGCACATCTATGATGAATAATGCGGACAACACCAATGTCAGCAGGCAAATGCGCGAGGGCTATGTGCCTGTTCGTGCTGAGGATCATCCTGAGCTTATGCTGTTTGCCGACCAAGACGGACGCTTCAAAGGCAATGTCGAGGTTGGTGGTCTCCTTCTCTGCAAAATCCCGGTAGAAATTGCCAAGCAGCGCGAGGCTTACTACGGAAACATGGCGCAGCAGCAGATGGAGAGCGTGGACAACAATTTGATGCGCGAGAACGATCCGAGGATGCCGCTGCTGAAACCAGAGCGTTCCTCTCGGACCACGTTTGGCCGTGGGCCAAGGGAATAATCTCTTGGCCTTTATCCTCAACCATATCCTAGAAAGGTAACGGAAAATGGCTGCTACGCTTGCTCCGTACGGGCTTCGCCCGATCAACCTTCTGGGTGGTCAAGGGTATGCTGGCTCGACTCGCCTTTACGCGATTCCTGCTAGCTACTCTGTGAGCATCCAGTACGGTGATCCGGTGATCATCACCAACACGGGTTCTTCCCGTGGTTATCTGGCGCGTTTTAACGCGACCACCACTGCCACGACTGTCACCTCTACGGGTGGCGGCTTTGGTTTTGTTGGCGTGTTTGTGGGCTGCACGTTCACTGACCCGACCTACGGGAAGGTGTTCCGTCAGAACTACTCCTCTGGCAACACTGCCTCTGACATCCAAGGCTATGTCGTGGATGACCCGGATGCGCTGTTCCAGATCCAGGCTGACGATACCCTCGCGCAAACGGCTCTGGGCTGCAACGCGGCTCTGATCCAGACGGTTGCTGGTAACTCTGGCGCCAACATCAACTCCGGTGTTGCGCTTGACGCCTCCAGCATCGCTACCACCAACACTCTGCCGGTTCGTATTGTTGATTTTGTCAACAGCACGACCAGCAGCATTGGTGATGCGTACACCGATGTCATCGTGCGTATCAACACGCACTTCCACCGCACTGGCAATACCGGCTCCGCCGGTACCGCCGCGTCGTAAAGGAGGCTGTGACCTATGGCTATTAGTCGCGCACAGCTACTCAAGGAACTGCTTCCGGGTCTGAACGCTTTGTTCGGTCTGGAATACAAGCGGTACGCTGAGGAGCATAAGGAAATCTACGAGACCGAAACCTCGGAGCGTTCCTTTGAAGAAGAAGTGAAGCTGTCTGGTTTCCAGGCCGCTCCAGTCAAGAACGAAGGCGCCGCGATTGCGTATGACAACGGCCAGGAAGCCTGGACCGCCCGTTATACGCATGAAACGATTGCGTATGGGTTCTCCATCACTGAAGAAGCGATGGAAGATAACCTGTATGACAGCCTGTCTGCCCGTTACACCAAGGCGCTCGCGCGCTCCATGGCGTACACGAAGCAGGTCAAGGCGGCGTATCCGCTGAACAACGGCTTCACCAGCTACAACTCTGGTGACGGCGTGACCCTGTTCAGCACGGCGCACCCGTTGGTGTCCGGTGGCTACAACAGCAACCGTCCTGCCACCGCTTCTGACCTGAATGAAACCTCCCTTGAGGCGGCTGTCATTCAGATTGCGGCGTGGACGGATGAACGTGGTCTGCTCATCGCGGCTCGCCCGCGTAAGCTGATCATCCCGCCTGCGAATATGTTCGTTGCCACCCGCTTGCTGGAAACGGAACTCCGTACTGGCACGGCTGATAACGACATCAACGCGATCAAGTCCAACGGGTCCATCCCGGAAGGCTACACGGTCAACCACTTCTTGACCGACCCGAATGCGTGGTTCCTGACCACGGATGTTCCCAACGGCATGAAGCACTTCGTGCGCTCTCCGCTGGCGACCTCCATGGACGGCGACTTCGACACGGGCAACGCCCGCTATAAGGCTCGTGAGCGTTATAGCTTCGGTGTGTCCGATCCGCTCGGGATCTTTGGCTCGCCGGGTTCAACCTGACGGCTGGGACAGGGGGAGAAATCCCCCTGTCTTCTAAACATTTCACTTGCGGGAATGCTTTGAAGACAGGCATAATGTCCATGCCACCGGGGTAATCCGGTCCTACTGACTGTCCCGGCAGATCAGCACAAACAGTAGGGCTTAGATGTGCAGAGGGTAAAATGGCTTTTACCACGTTCTCCGGTCCTATTCGTTCCGGCACCATCCGCGAAGGCGCGGCCCGTAACACCGGGCTTGTAGTTCTCGCTCAGTCCTACAACAGCGGTGACTTGACCGGGGATGCAGTCGGCAACATTGACACGCTGGCTTTCCGTATCCCGCAAGGCTCTCAAATCATTGACATTGTTGTGGATCAGACGGTTGCAGCTACCGCTGGTACCACCACGGTTTCTGTTGGCAGCACCTCTGGTGGCGCCGAGCTTATGGCGGCGGTTGCCACTACGGCTGGTGGTCGCTTCCGTGGTACGGCCACTGCTTCTACGCAGGCTGCTTGGCAAACCTCCACATCCGCTGACACCACGGTTTATGTGCGCGTTGCGGTTGGCACCGCCACCCTCACCGCTGGTCAGTTCTATGTGACGGTCTCCTACATTCAGCGGGCATCCAACGGCGCTCAGAATCCCACCAGCGCCTAATAGCTAAGGAGGGTTCTGCGTCATGCAGACAGATATTCTTGCAAGCGCCGTCAGGACAAGTGACGGCGTGATGAACGACCAAGCGGGTAATGCCATTGGGCGTTGCCGTGTGAAGGCGATTTATATCGCTCCTGCTGCTGGTGCTGGTAGTGTTGTCCTGAAGGATGGTTCCTCTGGTGGGGCAACCAAAGTCACGATCAACACAATCGCCAGTGCCACAAGCACGAACTATGTCCTTCTCCCAGGTGAGGGGCTTTTGTTCCAATCGGGTGTTTATGCCGACATCACCGATGTAGCATCTGTGATGGTGTTCTATGGCTAAGACCCCTGCATGGCAGAGGAAAGAGGGCAAGAACCCTGCTGGCGGCTTGAATGCCAAAGGCAGGACTTCTTATAACCGGGCCAATCCAGGGAAGCCTGGGTTGAAGCCACCGCAACCAGAGGGCGGTCCTAGAAAGAAGAGCTTTTGCGCCAGGATGACTGGTATGAAGAAGAATCTTACTTCTGCAAAGACCGCCAATGATCCAAACAGCAGGATTAACAAATCCCTGCGAGCGTGGCGATGCTGAAGGTGAAAAGAAATTGGGGCGGCCCAATTAGCAAGCGCCAGGATGACCAAGGGCGTTATAGATGCAGTGCGTGCAAAGAGTGGAAAAACCCAGAATCATTTAATAAAAATAAACAACAGTCTAGTGGGTTGAACTATTCTTGCAAGCAATGCTCAAAGGCTGAAGCGCGTAAATACAATTTGCCTACAAAATACGGCATCACCACTGCTCGCTTTGCTGAAATGCTATTGGCCCAAGGTGGTAAGTGCGCTTGTTGTGAAAAACAATTTAACATGGAAGGTAAGTCTTCAGATCGACCATGCGTTGACCACAATCATTTATCCGGCGAGATTAGAGAACTCCTTTGCGGGCGTTGTAATCTTGCCGCTGGTAATGTTATGGACAGCTCAAGCATGGCCGAAAAACTTGCCTCCTACTTGAAGAAGTGGAAGTGCTGACATGACTGACACTCATGAAGCGGCAAAGAATGTGGTGGACGCCCTTTCAATAGGGACTGTGGTGGCTACATTGGCTGGCATTCTACCTAGTATTGCTGCGATCTTCACGATTGTTTGGACCGTTATCCGCATCTACGAGACCGATACGGTTCAGAAGCTTCTGGGGAAAAAGCCTCTTCCAGATGCCAGCACAGACTGAGTTGGTTGGGCAAAGCTCATGGAACTGCCCAAAATCACTCCGGTAATCCAGTTTGCTACCGCAGCTTTTGCGTTGGCAGTTGGTGGCTATAGCGCGGGTGAGAAGTTTGGGTGGTTCAAGAATGAGATCTTGGTTTGGTCTCCTGAGCATTTCAGGATTGAGCCAGCTAAGATTGGTCATCCTGTTACCGTAACAGTGGCTCGGATTAAGAAACGGGATGACTGTTCGGTTGAGAATTTTGAGGTGACAGTGCGTGATGGCGCTGGTGTTATTCATCAGGCGACACCAAGCATGACGCGCTTCACAGGGCCTGCTGGCCCTGACATTGATACCTTCACTTATCTGCTAACCATTTCAGACAAAGAAGCCACCGCTCCCGGAAAGGCAACTTTGTTGGCGACCATCAAGTATAAATGTCCAGAAGGTGAACGCACGGTAACGTATCCTCGGCACCAAAATCTGACATTCATGTTGGAGAGATAGTGTGGAAGCAATTCTAAATCTTGTCCGTACTGTTGCTCCATCCATTGCGAGTGCTGTTGGTGGTCCTCTTGCGGGTATGGCTACTCGTGCCATTTCGGAAGCTTTGCTTGGCAAGCCGGATGGGACTGAGCAGGAGCTTGAGAATGCTGTTGCTTCTGCCACCCCGGAGCAGTTGTTGGCTCTGAAGAAGGCTGAACAAGAGTTTGCCGTGAAGATGCGCGAGTTGGACATTGATCTTGAGCGTATCTCAAATGAGGACCGCGACAGCGCGCGGAACCGGGAAGTGTCTCTAAGGGATTGGACCCCTAGAGTTTTGGCTGGCCTGATTACCGTTGGGTACTTTGGAGTTCTGTTCTGGATGCTTCGTTTTGGCTTGCCAAATACCGGAAGCTCAGAGGCGCTTCTGGTTATGCTTGGGGCTTTGGGTACGGCTTGGGGCGGGGTTGTGGCCTATTACTTTGGTTCTTCCGCTGGGTCTAAAGAAAAGACCGAGGCTATGAACCGGATGGTGCGGAAATGAAAAGCAACTTTGAGCAATGCCTTGAGTTTGTCCTGCACCACGAGGGGTTGTGGTCCGATGATCCGCGAGATCCGGGCGGCGCCACTATGAAAGGCGTAACCCTGGCGGTGTATAAAGAATACCTTGGTCGGGATGTCAGCAAGGATGAACTGCGGAACATTCCAGACAAGCATCTTATGGACCTCTATAGGACTCGGTATTGGGATAAGGCTCGGTGTGATGACCTGGGTGCCGGGCTTGATCTGGTGGTGTTTGACCTCGCTGTGAATGGTGGCGTGGGTCGCGCGGCCAAGATCCTTCAGCGTTGCGTTGGGGCAGTAGAAGACGGAGCTATTGGCCCGAAGACCATGGCTTTGGTTACGCAAGTACCAGTGAAGCAGATGATAATTCGCTTCTCTGAACAGCGCCGTTTGTTCTATAAAGGGCTGAAAGCCTTTGAGACATTTGGGCGTGGCTGGCTTCGTCGCACTGATGAATGTGAATCCAAAGCCTTTGAAATGACAGGAGATCAATCATGAACGGTATGAAGATGAAGAAGCCCAAGATGCCAAAGATGGCGCCCGATATGGGTGGCATGGATATGCCTAAGTTTGGCTCTCGCGCCATGCGTCCAGGTGGTATGAAGAAGGGTGGCAATGTTCACGCCGATGCGGCGATGGACAAGAAGCTTATCCGCAAAGAGATCGCCCGTGCAGAGAAGATGGAAGAGAAGTCCGAAGGCATGAAGAAGGGCGGTAAGGTTAAGATGGCTCGCGGTGGCGGCGTTGAGACTAAGGGCAAGACCAAAGGGAAGTTCATCTAATGCCCATTAGCAACGAACCCATTGGCGCGAGGCTTGGACGCGCGTTCCAGCGGTCGCCCGAAGATCAGGAAGTTCTAGACGCTTATCGTCTTCAAATTCCTGTAGATGAGCTTCGCGCGCTTCGCGCTCGTGGTGTTGACCCGGCTCGTCGAGTAAGCGGTCCTCGTCAGACCTCTGACGCCATGCGCCGCAATGCCATGGCTTCTGACCGCCAAATGGCAGATGTTCCGAGCAACATTCCATCTGGCCCAAGCGCAGAAACGGTTCGCCGCGCTCGTGAAAATCTTGCGCGTTCTGCGGCTATGCAAGAAGCCGATATGCCGGGCAATCTTCCGTCTGTTTCGCAGGCTGATATTCAGCGCGCGCGTGAGGGCATCATGCGCGCGGAGGATATGCAGAATGCAGATATGCCAGGGAACATTCCTGCGCCAGGGACGAGCTTTGCTCCAGATGAAATTCAGGAAGCTATGTCTCGGACGAGGATGGAGCGGCAACGTCAGCGTAATCGTCCTAATACCCGCATGACCGCAACTCCATCTCCAGCGGATGCACTCAATCAGCGTGAGCTTGATCGGATTGCCCTTGGCAATCAGTTGGGTGACATAATGAAAGGCGGGGATATTCAGCCTCCCGCCGAGCGTTCTTTCTTGGAGCGCCTTGGCCTGCGCCGCACCAATGAGACCGGGGAAGGTCGCCCAAGCACGGGTAATTTCCGTGAAGACCTTCGCCAGCTTGGCAAGTCGCTTGGGTTTAAGAAGGGCGGTAAGGTCAAAAAGATGGCTAAAGATGGCGCCGTCAAGGCTCCTTCTGCTTCCAGGCGTGGTGATGGCTGCGCTTCTCGCGGCAAAACGAAAGGTCGAATGGTATGAAAAAGAAATATGCCGATGGGGGTCGCGCTCGTTCTGCCCCAAGCTATGAAGAAGACATGACACCCCCTCCGGGGATGCGTAACTTCCGCCCCCGCACCCTGCCGGGTGGCGAGGAGCCTGCTGTGCGCCGCCGTGCGCCAGTTGAGATCCCGTCTTATGAAGAGGACATCACGCCTCCTCGCGGTATGATGCGGCCATCCCGTGAGCCTATGCCCCTTCCGCCCATTCCCCCGCCTATGCCTCCCCGGCGTATGGCCAAGGGTGGGGCCGTGAAGATGGCTGGCGGAGGCTGCACCCGTGGTGACGGGATTGCTTCTCGCGGCAAGACCAAGGGCCGGATGATCTAATGCTGTTCCTTGGCACATTGATTGGGGCAATAGGCTTCAGGCTTCGCGGTTCTGCGATCTTTGAGGAGATCACAGGTCGTGGAGCCACCACCGCAAGGATTGTCTGCTGGGCAATCCCTATGGGGCTGTTGTCTTTAATTCATGTGCCTCCCATGGACGCGGTTTGGATTGGCCTTGGCTTCTTCCTTGGTGCCTGCCCTGGCTGGTATCATTGCACTGATCTTGGCAGGGATGATGGCAAGGTCGTGCGTGACTACGTTGTCATGACAATTAGGGGGTTGGTTTGGACCATCCTGCCAGCGATTGTCATGTCTTACTTCAACCCCACGGCGGCTGGCGCGATGGTGTTGGCTGGGGCTTTATGCCCCCTTGCTTATACAATCGGCTGGGCAATTCCGTCTAATATCAAGGGATTGCATCAAGGCCCTGAGTTGGGCGAATTTATCTTTGGCGGCATAATCGGAGCTTCGATTGTCCTATGAAGAAACAAGAGAAGATCCGTAAAGTCATGCGGGAATTTAAGGAAGGCGACCTTAAATCCTCTAGCGGGCAGAAGGTGAAGAACCCAAAGCAAGCTATTGCGATTGCGCTTTCTGAATCCTCCCGCATGAGAGAGGGTGGGCGGGTAAAGCCGCAGAATCCAAAGCTGTGGGCTGCGGCAAAGAGTGCCGCCAAGGCCAAGTTTGATGTGTACCCCTCTGCCTATGCAAATGCCTGGGCATCAAAGGAGTACAAGAAGAAGGGTGGTACTTGGCGTGGGCCTGATAACAGGGTCACAAAGAAATGAAGGGCGGTCTCGGCAAGTGGTTTGGTGAGAAGTGGGTTGATGTAAAGACCGGGAAGCCTTGTGGGCGTAGCGGTTCTGAGAAGTCAAAGCGTGGGTATCCTGCTTGTCGTCCTGCTGCCGCTGCTGCCAAGATGTCATCGAGCCAGAAGGCGACCATGGCTCAAAAGAAAACTGGACCAGCCCGTAAGAGTTGGCCCATAACTCCCAGCGGGAAGAAGAAGTAATGACAACCTCTGGCACCGCAGTCTGGAATCTTGACATCGCTGACCTCATTGAGGAGGCGTATGAACGCGCGGGCCTTGAAGCCCGGACGGGTTATGATTTCCGCACGGCTCGTCGGTCCCTGAACATGATCTCGGCTGAGTGGTCCAATAGGGGTTTGAACCTATGGACCGTTCAGGAGAACACCCTGGTCCTAACACCTGGGGTTAAGACATATTCATTGCCTGCTGATACCATTGATATTATCGAGACCATGATCCGGGTGAATACCAGCGGATCTGCTCTTGATTACACGGTATCTCGCATTGGCGTAGGCGATTATGCCACCCTGCCAAACAAGAACACCCCAGGTCGCCCCCTTCAGATCTATGTGAATCGTCAGGTTGATCCAGAATACACCCTCTGGCCTGTGCCGGATCTTCCTTACACCATACTATACTGGACGATGAGGCGCATTCAGGATGCCACATCTGCCACTGATGTCATGGATATGCCTGTCCGGTTTGTTCCGGCACTGTCGGCTGCGTTGGCGTATCAGATTGCCCTAAAGCGGCCAGAAGCCACAGGGAGGTTGCAGATCCTCAAGGCCGATTATGAGGAGCAGTGGAAGCTTGCCTCAGATGAAGACCGTGGGCGTGAACCAGCTAGGTTCGTGCCTTGGTCTTCTTACCCGTGAGGTAGCGGTTTATGGCGGTCAAGTTTGCCCGTGGTAATAAGGCATTCGCCTTCTGTGACCGTTGCTATCAGCGGTACGACCTGAAGGATCTGACTTGGCAAGTTGTCAACCAGAAGCCAACGGGGCTGAAGGTTTGCAATGAGTGCAATGACGTTGACCATCCTCAGTATCAGTTGGGCAAGTTCCCAATCAATGATCCTGTAGCTCTTCAAGACCCACGGCCCGACATTAATCCGGGCAGGAGCCTTCCTGGCTGGAATCCTGTGGGCAATTCAGCCACCACCTCAAACGGCAATGTTGGCATTGTCAGCATTTACATCTCATAAGGACGAAGCAAATGGCTGGAGTGACAAGCGAAAACATGAAGAAGTACGGGCGGAATATCGCTCGTGCCATGAACCAGAGTGGCCGGGTCAAAGGCCCCAGCACTGGCAACCCGTTCAAGTCGGTTTCGGCTGACCAGGGTTCCAGCACTGGCGCGGTTGGCAAGGTGGTCAAGAACGCCAAGGCCCCGGATCAAGCCATTGTTGATGAGCGCGTTGCCCCCTACAAGCCCACGAAAATTCGCGGGACAGGCGCGGCCACAAAGGGTACTATGGCTCGCGGCCCAATGGGCTGAGGGATAGGCAGCAATGAACTACGCAACTCTTGTAACCCTATTACAGGATTACACGCAGAACTCTTCGTCTGAGTTCATTGCCGCTATTCCTGAGATTGTGAAGCTGGCTGAGGATCGAATCTATCAATCGGTTCAGATCCCGGCTCTCAAGCGTAATGCCACATCAAACTTTGTTTCGGGCAATAAGTATCTGGCGGCTCCCACAGATTTCCTTGCGGCCTATTCAATGGCCGCTAAGAGCGCAGCGGGGGTTTATTCATACCTTCTTGAGAAGGAGGTTGGGTACATCAATGAGGCGTTCCCAGACCCGTCTTATACGGGGGTGCCGAGGTATTATGCCCTGTTCAATGATGCGACCTTTGTGGTTTCCCCCACGCCGGATGACTTCTATGAAGTAGAACTTCACTACTTCTATGAGCCTCCCAGCATTGTGGAGGCTGGCAATTCTTGGCTTGGGGATAACACTGAGAGTGTGTTGTTCTATGGGTGTTTGTCTGAGGCGTACACCTACATGAAGGGTGACGCTGATCTGACTGCCCTGTATCGTGCGCGGTATGATGAAGCTCTTGGGCGGCTGAAGGTTCTGGGTGAAGGTCAGGATAAGCGGGATAACTTCCGCCTTGATCTGCCTCGGATCATGCCGACATAGGATGAACGATGATTGTTCAGGCGTTTTGCACAAGCTTCAAGAAGCAGCTTCTGGAAGGGGTGCATGATTTTCGGGTCGTTGGCGGCGATGTCTTTAAGATTGCGCTGTACACTGAGGCTGCGAACATCAATGTAACGACCTCTCAGTACACCACCACTGGCGAGATCAGTGGCACTGGCTACACCGCTGGCGGCTTGACGCTGACCAACATTGCTCCGTCTGAATACAATCTGGCTGGGGTTTGTTCGTTTGAGACCGCCACATGGGCTGGCGCTTCGTTCTCGGCGCGTGGTGCTTTGATCTACAACACCACCCCTGCTCACACATACACAAACCCAGTGTGCTTGGTTCTTGATTTCGGGACCACCCGGTTTGCTGTGAACAATAGCTTTAGCGTTCAGTTCCCGCAGATCACTGATCTCAGCGCGATTATAAGGATCAACTGATATGGCCTTTGTGATTGCAGACCGGGTTCGTGAAAGCAGCGTAAGCACAGGCACGGGAAACTTCACGCTTGCTGGGGCAGTAACTGGCTATCAGACCTTTGCGTCTGTTATGGCAACAAGCGATACCACATACTACACCATTGCCGACCAAGGTGGGGCTAATTGGGAAGTGGGTATTGGTACATTCACCAGCCCATCTACATTGGCGCGCACCACTATTCTATCATCCAGCAATGGCGGCAGCGTTGTCACCTTTGGCGCTGGCACCAAGGATGTGTTCATCAGCCTTCCTGCTAGCAAAACGAATGTTGAAGATCAGCCCAATCTGATTGAGGTAAATAGTTCTTCAGCGGCCCTTCGCATTACCCAAACAGGCGCTGGCAATGCGCTGTTGGTCGAAGATAGCGCCAATCCTGATAGCAGCCCGTTTGTGGTAGATGCTTCCGGCAATGTTGGCGTAGGGACGGGAACCCCAACCGCGAAGCTTGATCTTGCATCCGGCAACCTTGCGTTCAGCAGCACGGCGCAGCGCATTACGGGTGACTTTAGTAACGGCACACAAAGCAATCGTGTATTTTTTCAAACCACAACCGCAGGCGGCGGTACCTCAGTTGGCACCATCCCAAATGCAACGGGAGCCAACAGTGCCTTTAATGCTTTTGGAGGGCCAGACCCAGGCAACGCATCTTTTGCTCAACTTAGGGCTGGTTCAGATACGTCAGATGTTCGTTTGACTTCTGGCATAAATGGAACTGGCACCTACTACCCCATGACGTTTTACACAGGCGGCTCCGAGCGGATGCGCCTGGATACGTCTGGCAACGTGGGGATTGGGACTACAACCATTGGCTCTAAGCTAACAGTAAATGGAGATGTTGCTGGCACGTTCTTTGTGAACCCAACAACTGTATCTGCGAATTATACAATCCCAACCAATTACAACGCCATGACGGCGGGGCCGATTACTGTAGCGAGCGGCGCGACTGTGACCGTTCCTTCAGGCTCAACTTGGACGGTGGTGTGATATGCCCGTAAAACTTTCCTCCACAGGTGGCGGCAGCGTCACTCTGACCACGCCCAGCACGGCGAGTGATTTCACAGTCACCATCCCTGCTGCCACTGGCACCATGGTCACAACAACCAGCGCCTCTACTATTGAGTTTGCTGCTGGCAGTGCTGCTGCGCCAAGCATCACCACCACCGGAGATACCAACACTGGTATCTACTTTCCTGCCGCCGATACGGTGGCAATTTCCGCTGCTGGCACAGAGGATTTTCGCATTGGCCCTGCCGGGCAGATTGGGCTTCAAGGCGCAAACTACGGCACCTCGGGTCAGGTATTGACCTCCAATGGTTCTGCCGCTGCGCCTTCGTGGCAAACTGCATCTTCAACAGGCGCTCTCAAGAACGTCCAGGTCTTTACCTCATCCGGCACCTACACGCGCACGGCTGGCGTTACCACGGCGGTTGTGGTGGCTCGTGGTGGTGGTGGTGGTTCATCAGGGAAAATTAATAATGGCTCTACTGGTGGAACTACATCATTTGGCTCTCATGTCTCTGCTGTGGGAGGAAGCGGCGGCTCTAGTAATTCTGCGAATCCATCTAATGCTGCCAATGGGGGTGCTGGCGGAACTGGTGGCACCGGCGCAACTATTGCAATCAAAGGCGCTCCTGGAACTGGTGGTTATTCGAAAGATCCCGCCAGTGTTAATGAAGTTTTAAGGGGGGCGGGTGGTGGAGAAGGTGGCGGCCCAGGAGGCACGGGAGCCACCGCTGTTGCAGGTGTTCGAGGAGGCGGCGCTTCTGGCGGCTCTGCATCCGATGGCCCGTTTCAATATGTTGGCGGAGGTGGTGGTCAGGGGGAACTTTGTATTAAATACACAACAACAGTCGGTGCAACTGAAACTGTGACTATTGGCGCTGGAGGTGCCGCAGGAAATTCAGGAGCGGCTGGCGGCGCAGGCTACATCATCGTGTATGAGTATAGCTAATGCTGCTCTCCATGCTTGCGCCTCCTGGCGCTCCATCACCAGAGGAATTGATCAAGTTTTATGCGGAGAATAAGGTCATGAATTACGCAATGGTGCAGAACGGCGTGATCGTGAATGTCGTTGATTGGGATGGTGTCACGCCATACACGCCGCCTGAAGGGTGCGAATTGCATCAGTGGGATGGGCCAATGGATATTGGCTGGCTGTGGGTTGACGGCGCGCCTGTTGATCCTAACCCGCCTGCGCCAGAGCCTGAAGCTCCTGCCGTGCCATCAGAAGGCCCCACGGTGATCTGATGTTGCAAACAAAGCCCATCACCTTTGGTAAATTGAACGGGACTGTGTTTGACTTTCCCGTTGCTGGTGATGTGCTGCCCATGCACCAGCATGGCGAAGGTGATGTGCATATCACCGTGGTTGCGCGTGGCAGCTTCAAGGCGCACGGCAATGGCTGGGAGCGGGTTTTAACGGCGGGTGATGTGGCTGATTGGAAGCCTAATGATCCGCATGAATTTGTCGCGCTTGAGGATAATTCGCGCATTGTGAACATTGTGAAGGGGTAGGCTATGCCGCTGACAATCTCAGGCTCCACAGGTATCGCGGGTGTTGACGGCTCTGCCTCCACCCCGGCTGTGCAAGGCACCGACACGAATACGGGGATATTCTTCCCCGCCGCCGATACGATTGCCTTTGGTGAAGGCGGCTCTGAGGCAATGCGCATCGACAGCAGCGGAAATGTGGGTATTGGGACGAGTTCGCCGCAATCCAGGCTTCATGTCGTTGGCGCTAGTGCAGCGCCTTTCCCCACGGGCGGGGACGGACTTCACCTTGGTGCCTTTGGTGGTTATGCTTCTATGGAATTTTGTGGAACTACAGCAGCATATTTAGACTTCAATAAAGGCGACGGAACTGATTTCTTGGGCCGTGTTCTTTACGACACCAATAATAATAATTTTGTTTTCTATACTAACGGCAACAATGAACGTGCGCGCATTGACAGCAGCGGCAACTTTTTATTCAACTCCGGCTATGGCTCCGCTGCCACGGCGTATGGATGCCGAGCTTGGGTAAATTTTAATGGTACCGGTGTAGTAGCAATTAGATCCAGTGGTAATGTCACTAGTATTACTGACAATGGAGTTGGTGATTATACAGTGAATTTTACCAATGCCATGCCAGACGCAAATTACTCTTCGGTAGGAGCGTGTGCAAAAAACGATACTAATAATGATGGTAATCAGACAGTACAAGTAGGTGGCTATTCTGGCGCACTACAGACAACATCTGCTTGCCGAATAAGAACTGTCTATATTACAGGTTTTTCAGTTCAAGATTCACCTCAAGTAACCTTTGCTGCTTTTCGATAGGAGCCAACCATGAACCAACGCATCATCTATCCCACAGACGAAGGCGGAGTTGCTATCATTATTCCAGCCCCCGAATGCGGCCTCACGATTGAAGAAATTGCCGCTAAGGATGTGCCGGAGGGCAAGCCATTCAAGATAGTGGATGTCGCTGACATCCCGTCAGATCGGCTTTTTCGGGGGGCATGGACCTATGTGGAGGAAAATCAATGATCCGAATTGACATCACCAAGGCCAAGGCTATCGCGCATGATATGCGACGTGCGGCCCGTGCGGAGGAGTTCAAGCCGCATGATGAAATCATCATGAAGCAAATCCCTGGCGTTGATGCTGTGGCTGCTGAAGCGGCTCGCGCTGCCATTCGGACCAAGTATTCTGCTATGCAGGATCAGATTGAAGCTGCTGCCACGCCTGATGAGATCAAGGCCGCGTTAGGAGTTTAACCATGTCCACACTCGCCGCCACCAACCTCAAGCACGCATCCTCCGCCAGCAATAACATTGTGCTGGACAGCAGCGGCAATGCCACGTTTGCCGGAACCCCGGTGCCGAACAGCAGTTTTCTGCGGAACCGGATTATCAATGGCGATATGCGGATTGACCAGCGGAATGCTGGGGCGGCAATAGCATCTTTGGGTTCTGGCTCAACTTATACGGTTGATCGGTTTTACTATTACGGCTCCCAATCAGGGAAGTTTAGCTTTCAACAAAATCAAGGAAGCGTGACGCCACCAGCGGGTTTTTCTAACTATGCTGGCTTCACATCCTTGTCTGCATTTTCCGCTGCTGCATCTGACGTATTTGTGCTTGGTCAAGTGATTGAAGGCTACAACATTTCAGATTTGGCTTGGGGAACTGCAAATGCCAAATCTGTTACTGTTTCTTTTTGGGTCCGTTCTAGTATTACTGGAACGCACAGTGGTTTTTTTGGAAATAGCAATCTCACCCGTTCTTATCCATTCACGTTTACGGTTTCGTCTGCAAACACATGGACGCAGATTTCTGTAACGATTGCGGGTGACACGACTGGAACATATAGCACCACAAACGGCGCTGGCATTTATGTTGGTTTCAATTTGGGTTGCGGATCAACATTTCTTGGAACGGCTGGGTCTTGGCAAGCTGCGCTTTATGAAGGCGCTACGGGATCGGTTTCTATTGTCGGCACCAACGGCGCAACCTTCTATATCACCGGCGTCCAACTCGAAGTCGGCACCGCCGCCACGCCTTTTGAGCGGCGGCAGTATGGGCAGGAGTTGGCGTTGTGTCAGAGGTATTACAATCGTGATGTGCTTGTTGCAATTGGTGGGGGAGCGACCCCCACAGCTACCAACAGAACTTTCTACTGTTCTGTGAATTGGCCTGTCGCGATGAGAGCAGCCCCGACCATGACCTTGATTAGTACTCTGGCAAGTTCTAACATGAACGCCGGAGCGTGGGTTAATCTTACGGCATCTAGGGGGCGGTTTTCCGCAACAAACAGTGTTGCCAATGACTGCGCTCTTGAAGCCCAGTATAGCGCCGACATCGAGCTATAAGCCATGTACACAAACGCCCAATACATCGCCTTTAACGGCGTCAACAACGACATCCGCGTTGACATCAACGGCGTGACCAGTTTCGTGCCGTTGGACCCAGCCAACACGGATTACCAGAACATCATGGCCCTGGTTGCTGCCGGGGAACTGACAATCGCGCCAGCGGAGTAGGATAGATGTTTGGCTTCTACCCTTTCAGCGGAGCGTCTTTTAGCGGCCTTGCTAATGCCTATTACGCTGAGAGTGTGTCTGATGCCATTACATTGTCTGATACTGCCACAGGCACCCTTGCGGGTGTTGCCTCGGCCTCTGACGCCCTTGTCCTGAGCGACACAGCCGCCGTCACGCTTGCGGCCCTTCTGTCTGCTTTTGATACCCTAACCCTGTCTGATACTGGGGTTGGGGTGACGGGCATTTCGGTCTCGGCTTCTGACGCACTGGCATTCCTTGATGCGGCCAATATCGCCTACAACTTCCTTGGGGCAGCATCTGACACCCTCACCTTCACGGAAGTTGCCGCTGGTGGCACTGCCTATTTTAACAGCGCATCCGACACATTAACCTTTACAGAAATCGCAGCAGGAACATTCGCAGCATCTGCCAGTGCATCTGACTCAATAACATTTATTGACACCGCAACTGGTGTTTTTGCTGCCACCCTTTCTGCTTCTGACGCCCTTACTTTCACGGATCTTGCTGCAAATATCGCTAGCATGGTTGCCTCTGCTTCGGATACAATCGTGCTTGTGGATGTTGGGGCAGGATATGGAGGATGGGATCCAATACCGAATCCGAACCCTGGCTGGACGCCTATCATGCCGGGAGTGTTCGATCCTTGGACGCCCGTCCCCGCCGTTACTGCAACATGGACACCTATAGGGAATAGCTAACATGAACCCCAAAGACACTATCGAGATCACTGACGGGGCTGCTGCGGGTCTAGTGGCCCGTCATGCTGTCTCGGATGTCATTGGTATTGGCGGCACCTTCAAGGTGGTGTGCCGGGCTGCTGATGGCTCTATTCGATGGGAAGATGACTTCAACAACCTTGTCGTCACGGTTGGTAAGAATGACCTGTTGGATAAGTATTTCCTTGGGTCTGCTTACACCGCCGCCTTCTTTGTTGGTTTGAAGACCGCTGGCTCGATTAGCGCGGCTGACACGATGTCATCGAAGTCATGGACCGAGATCACGGCGTATTCAAACGGAACTCGCCCGGCATACACTGCCGCCTCGGCTTCTGCTGGCGCCACCAGCAACAATGCCTCTCCTGCGGTGTTTAACATCAACGGCACGGCTACGGTGGGCGGGTGCTTTATCACCACCAACAACACTGTTGGCGGCACCACAGGCATCCTGTTCTCAGCCGCTGACTTTGCCGTTGCACGTTCTGTGTTGAGCGGCGACACGCTGACCGTCACTTACTCCATCTCTTGCTGAGGGTAGGCTAGATGCCCAGTACATATTCACCAGCCTTACGGCTTGAGCTTATCGGCAACGGTGAGCAGGCTGCTAACTGGGGCAACACAACCAACACCAATCTTGGTAGCCTTATTGAGCAAGCCATTACTGGTGTTGCAAACATCACTATGTCTGGCGCATCTACCACTCTTGTTTCAGGCAATGGCATTTCGGACGAAGCTCGCAATGCGGTCCTAGTTCTAGGTGGTACCCTATCTAGTGCAGCAAACCTTGTGGTTCCAACGAGCAACAAGTTTTATGCGGTGCGTAACGCCACCACGGGTGGCTACACGGTGACAGTGAAGACATCTGCTGGCACTGGTGTTGCGCTGGCTAATGGCTTTACCCAGCTAATGTATTGCGATGGCACCAATGTTGTGTTGGCTTCCATTCCGGTCAACGCCACGAATGGGAATGCTTCTGTTACTGGAACTCTTGCTGTTGCCAGCAACGCCACGGTTGGTGGTGATCTTGCTGTAACTGGCAGCATTACCCAGGGCGGCGGCTTGGTGATGCCGACAGGCGCTATGCTTGAATACGGTGGCTCTGCTGCCCCTACTGGATGGCTTCTATGCGATGGCTCCGCTGTAAGCCGCACAACATACTCTTCGTTGTTTGCTGTTCTTGGTACAGCGTATGGCGCTGGTGACGGTTCAACAACCTTTAATCTTCCTGACAGGCGCGGCAAGTTTGGTATTGGCGTCAATGGAACTTACACTCGCGGATCTTCTGGCGGCTCAACAACCACATCAAGCGCCGGGTCTCACGACCACACTGGTAATGCCGGGGCAACAACTCTTTCTACAAGCCAAATCCCTGCCCATACTCACACAGGCAGCACATCAACAGCATCTCTAACAGGCGGATTTGGGCCTTTCAGACAAACGCTAAACTCTCCAGACGCTTCGGCGAGTGGGGTATTCAGTTTAGGCGCTCAGTTTAGTTCAGGTGATGCGAATGCTGGCAGCAGGAACACGCGCTCCATTAATATGGACGCTTCGCATAGCCACTCGTTCACCACAGATTCAACAGGTGGAGCGAATAGCCATACTCATACCATAAGCACTGACGGCACTCACACCCATACAGTGACGCCGCCATACTTGGCCTCCAACTTCATCATCAAGACGTAAGATGCCTCTCAAGAAGCTCCAATTCACCCCAGGCGTCCAGCATGACGGATCTCGGTATTCGGCTGGCGGGGCTTGGTCTGATGCGAACAAGGTGCGTTTCCGCGCTGGTTCGCCGGAAAAGATTGGCGGTTGGCAGCAGGCAGTCATCGAGACATTCGAGGGAACGTGCCGTAACCTAATGCCGTTCTCGGATCTGACCGGGAACTATTACCTCGGCATTGGCACGAATCTCAAATACTACATTGAGCGCGGTGGTTCGCTGTATGACATCACGCCGCTCCGCACAACAATTACCCAATCAAACCCGTTCAGTACAACGAGCGGTAGCGCAACGGTTCTGGTTACAATTCCAAACCACGGCGCTTTTAACAGTGATTTTGTGACCTTCTCTGGCGCGAGTGCTGTTGGTGGTCTTACCTTGAATGGTGAGTTTCAGATTGTTGATGTTATCACATCTGCCACCTTCACGATCACTGCGTCTTCAGCAGCAAGCTCAACCGCCACTGGCGGTGGATCTGTAACGGCTGTATTTCAGATCAACACTGGTCTTGATACTACCCTGTACGCAAACGGCTGGGGTGCCGGAACGTGGGGCGGTATTCTTTCTGCGACCAGTGCGCGTTTCACCGGGTCTATCAGCGGTACCACATTGACCGTAAGTGCGGTTGTGTCTGGAACTCTAGCTGTTGGGCAGTTGATTACAGGCACTGGCGTTTCTGCCAGCCCTCCTGGATCAAACGCCACATACATCACGGCTCTTGGCACAGGCACAGGCGGCGTTGGCACCTACACGGTAGGTGTATCCCAGACTGTATCTTCTACCTCTATGAACGCTTTTGCTGGGACAGGTTGGGGTGCGGCATCTAACACTCAGATTGCTGGTACACGGCTTCGCTTGTGGTCTGCTGATAACTTTGGGCAGGATCTTGTTATCAACCCACGCGATGCGGCCATTTACTATTGGGCAAACTCGGGCGGTCTTGGAACTAGGGCTGTGTTGCTGTCATCTTTAGCTGGCGCATCAAATGTGCCGGGTGTTTCCAGACAAGTTATCGTATCTGATTTGGACAGGAAGGTTATTGCCTTTGGGTGTTCAGACATTGTTACCGGGGTTCAGGATCGTCTGTTAATCCGTTGGTCTGATACAGAAAGCCCAGCGCAATGGACGCCATCTGAAACCAACTCCGCTGGCGGATTGCGTATTCCAACTGGCTCTGAGTTTATCTCTGCGGTTGAAACCAAGCAGGAGATCTTGGTTTGGACGGATGACTCCGTTCATTCCCTTCGATATGTCGGTGCGCCGTTTGAATACACAATCGCGCGTATTGGTATGACATCTCTTGCGGCACCAAACGCTGTTATTTCTGCCAACGACATTGTGTTCTGGATGGGTTCAAACGGGTTCTTCACCTGGGATGGTCGTTTGTCTGGACTGCCATGCGCCGTGAAGGATTATGTGTTCAATGATCTAAACCTAAACCAAGCCGAGAAGATCTATGGCGGTTCCAATATGGCCTTCAATGAGGTGTGGTGGTTCTACCCATCATTGAACTCAAATGAGAACGACAGGTATGTTCTCTATAATTACAATGAAAAGGTCTGGAGTGTAGGAACGATTGTTCGCACTGCGTGGATTGACCGTGGGATTGAGGATTATCCCCGTGCGGCTGGTGTGGATGGGTACATCTACTTCCATGAGATTGGCCAGGATGATGGTTCAACCAATCCATACTCTCCGATTGAGGCTTACATTGAGAGCGGCCCCATTGAGATTGGAGAGGGTGAGCAGTTTGGTTTTGCTTGGCGCATGATCCCTGACTTGGATTTCAGGAATAGCTCTGCTGCCAACCCAACGGTGGATTTCATCCTTGAGGCACAGGATTACTCAGGATCGAACTTCAGTCAGTCTGTCAATAATGACACAACCCTCACGGCGACAATTCCTGTCGCTCAGTTCACTGAGCAAACCTACTTCAGGATCAGGGGCAGAATGCTATCCCTCAAGGTCAGAAGCACCGATCTTGGTGTGGCCTGGAGGCTGGGTATTCCTCGCATTGATGTCAGGTCGGATGGTCGCAGATGAGGCTGGGAAGAACACGCCTCCCTATTCCGCCGTTTGAATTTGAGCGGGAGTGGGGCAATCAGCTTATCCGGGCGATTGACCAGAACTTTGATGCGTCCTTTGCGAACATCGAGAATGCCGCTGCGGTAACGGGGTATTACGGGTCGTTCTATGACACCACCACCCAGAGTGCTGCGGCTATCAACACCCCCTATGCGATGACCCTGAATAGCACGGCTGAGTCAAACCAGATTGCCGTGACAAACAATTCTCGCATCACCTTCAAGAACCGTGGGACATACAACATCCAGTTCTCCGCACAGTTGGATCAGACATCAGGTGCCAGCCATAACACCTTTATATGGTTCAGAAAGAACGGTGTTGATATTGCTAATTCCGCGTCTGTTGTCGCCATCCAGGGGGCAAGTTCTGAGTTGGTGGCAGCTTGGAACTTTGTGATCACTGTCCTTGGGGGTGATTACATTGAGATCATGTGGGCTGTCAGTAACACGGCGGTACAGATTGTAGCTGCCCCAGCAACAGCCTTCTGTCCTGCAATCCCTTCTGTTATAGCTACAGCAATCGCAATCTGAGGATCATGTCATGGAACGCACAGCACGAGCTTTAGC